AATGTATAGCAAGGAAACATTAGCGGGAATACTACTATCAAATGCTACACTACAGATACAAGCCAATAAAGATACGGCGTATAGTTTAGGCTATTCCCTAAAAATTAAATTGGTATTAAGGGGTAGACCCGAATATTTAGAAGCAGTACACAGAAGTCTAATACAACAACAAATTAATTCTAATATTAGACTTGTCGAAAGTAAGAACAGACCAAAACCAATACTATACATTAGCAGGATAGAGGACTTAATAAAAACACAGATACTCCTTCCTAGAAATATACCTTGTAATAAATTTGATAGAAGTGTATTTGAAAGATTAATAGAAATGCTATATAACAAAGAACATCTAACACTAAAAGGATTAGATGAAATAATAAAAATAAAAGAGGCCTTATAATGGGACTAATAAATATAAATAAAGAAAAACCAATAATAATAGTAGGAAAGGTTGGAACGGGTAAAACTACTCAAGCAAAGAAACAACTACCTAATGGTAAAGTAGTTTACGCAAATGACTGTGATATTGATATATTTTCTTTACCAATAGATAACGGCTTAATCATAGAAGATGTACACTACAAACCTGATAGCAAGAACATTCTAACTATAATTAGAAACTTTAGAGGAAAGTTGATACTAACTTCAATTAATCAAAAATCTATTCCTAAGCAGATAAAGGCTATGTGTAAAATCAAAAGGGCAGGAAAAGAAAACCACTTGAGAGAAAGTATAAACTCAATAGCACCTAGAGGAACTGAACCTATTTCTTACGAGAGAGATACCTTTTCCTTAGTTCAAGATTATCTTAGAACTAAAGACAGAGAACTGATATGTGAGTTATTGAAGTTTAACAAACCTAGCGACATACAATTGCTGTCATGGTTAGATAATAATATTCACCCTAACAAAATAATGTTTGTTGATAGAGTAGTTAAGAGACGATGGAAGTTAAATTATTTCTACGAACTACTTAGTTATAGCCACGATGGTAATCATTTTGGTAGAACTGAAATGCCCAAGAGAGGCACTTATTCTAAAGTACCTTACCTAGCAAGAAAGTTGAAAATCAAAGACTTTAGAGTGTTTCAGCAACTACTAACTGACGATGAATTTAAATCGTATGTGGGTACTAAGATGAGTAACCTAGAATATAGGAGCCTTGGTTTAGGCGAAAAAATAAAACTAAAGAAACAAAAGAAACCGGAACAATACCAAAAAACATTGGGTGACTATATATGAAACATACAATAAATGGAAATAAGTGCATTAACTGTGGTAAAGGAATGCGACCTGCTAAAAAGAGTCGTAGTGCCACAACCACTAATCTATGCCTTACCTGCGTGAGTAATAGAGATACTTTACCAGAAAAGTATTTATGTGAAGGAATTAGTAAGTCAACAGGTAAAAGATGTAGAAAAATAACAATAGAGAAGTATTGCTCTCAACATAAAAATGGAGATGAAAACAATGAAAAACAAATTAATAAAAACAAGAATAACAAAAATGTTAAATAAAGAAAACCTAACTACAGGCGAAATAAAAGAAAGACTGATTAATGCTAAGACTTCAAATGGAAGGAGAGCCAAGAAAGGCCTACCTACTACTAACCAATTGAATATGATTTTAAGACAAGGCTATCGAAAAGTTTGCTTTTGTTCTAAAGCAAAGCAAGTAATATGGGGGAATAAATAATGTTATGGACAGAAAAATATAGACCAAGTAAATTAACCGAAATAAGAGGACAAACTAATTTTACAACAGATGCGTATAATTGGATTGAAGAAAACAATATGCCTAATGTATTAATTTATGGTCAATACGGTACAGGTAAAACTGCGGCTAGTATTGTTTTAGCAAAGGCTATTCTAAAAGACGATTTCAAAAATAACTATGTAGAAATCAACGCCTCCGATGATAGGAAGTTAGAAACTGTTAGAACTACTATTAAGAATGTAGCACAAAGTATGACTTTAGGCGATGCTCCATTTAGAATAATACATTTAGATGAAATGGATGGTATGACTAGCGATGCCCAAAATGCCTTGAAAAGAATTATGGAAAGGTATGCTTCGAATGTGCGATTTATCATAACCTGTAATGATAGGAACAAAATAATATTTGCCCTACAAAGCAGATGTGCTAACTACAACTTCGTACCTGTATCTAATGAGGCTATGCTAGAAGTAGTTAATGACATCCTCTCGAAAGAGAGAATAAATACCTTTCAAGAAGATGACCTGAAAGAGTTTATATATTCTATGAATGGTGATTTACGCAGGGCAATTACTGAATTACAGGCCGCCAAATCAAGCAAGACCACATTAAGAAAACAGATAGAATCGGGTCTAGAAGAATATCAAAAAATACTAATAAAAATAACAGATAAAAATTCCAACACAATAATTGATATGCATAATTTAATTTACGAGGGTAGGTCTATGAAAGAAATTTGTAACGGGTTACACGATGTAGTAATCAAATCTACCGGACTAGATACACCGCAGAAGTTCAAACTACTGCGAGTAATAGGGGAAGCCGAATGGCGTTCTTCTACAATGACTCCAAAGATATTAGCCTCATGGATGGTGGGGCAATTACTTTAGAGAAAAACAGGAGGTAAAAAACATGAAAACTGAAATAAGTGAAGAAATGAAAAACGAAATAATGAAAAGTTTGCCATATATAGGCATGAACGAAGAAGAGGCTTCGGCAAAATTGTTAGAGATTTGTGCCGAAAATGGTATAGAGCCAACCAACCCTATTGCTAAGGGTCTTTGGCGAAACTATGTAGCCAATAAAAGAAGGATGGAAAACTCCAATACTTCTACCAAAAGCGGTAACAATGATTTGTTTAAGACCGCTACAGGCTTCTTTGTTTCTCTAGAAGAACCTAGAGATATGATGGCATGGAACAGAATGAAGGCTAAAGAAGAATTTATGAGAGATTCTGACAATGCTCTAGAAAAGGGCTTTGTTGCCGTAGCAGAAGAAAAGGAAAACGGATATCTAGTTTACAGATATCACGACGGAGAATATAGAGAAGCAACGCTATCTAAACTACCAATAGGTGCAGAAGAAAGCGAAGACGGAAGAACCTTTATTCCTTTAGATAATACTGCGGTCTATATGAATGGTGGCAAGAATGCTAACTATGGAAAGCCACTACCTAAAGAACTAATGAGAAGAATAGGTGTTTTCTATGGAACCGTAACAGGTAAAATTGAAGATATGAAAGAATATTTATTCTCATACAAAAACAAGGGAGTAGACTTTAAGCCAAATACCTTTGATTGGGTACAATTTACTTGTGTTGCGGGTTCAAATGGCAAGGACATTTATGGGGCTACAGATGTAACTTTGAAAACTCTAAGAAGATGCGAAGGTGTTAATCCTGAAGATGATAAGTTTGTTAATGTAAGTATGCTAGATATGGAGACAGCAGTATCAAACAACTTTGACGATAACAGATGCCATTTAGTTGACTTAGATAGAGTACACATACTAAACCAAAATCTTCCTTCTAGAGAAAGATATGTCTTAACACAAGGTTCTGTGATTAGTCTAAACATGACTCCAACTTCTAATGGTAATAGAATCTTAAACATAACTGATTTAACAGTGGAAATGGACTCTTCTTCTTACGAGGATGGAAGTCTATCTACTACCTGTTGGATTCCCGAAGGAATAGAAATTGACTTTGGTATTGGTTCAGAGATTCTAGTGGTAGGAAGAACCAGTCAAAGAGTAATTGATGGCGAAGCAGACCCAGTAACAATTAATGTAACGGGGCTACATTGTTTGACTAAGGTTGGACTAGCACCGGAAATCAGTGAAAGGCTTAGTGAGGAAAACTACGACGAATGGCTTTGATTAAATTCCGAAGGGCTTGAAATACCCTTTCATAGCAAGTGTAAGTGTGAACTTGTGGAAGCAATTGATACTCGACTAGGTGCGAAGCCTATCCCTAAAGAGGAATAGAGATGACTATAATACAAAATAAACTACTAATTAAGAAAAATAGTTATATCATATCTTTAGAAGATGTTTCTTTTATTTCATATAAAGAAAATGAATCTAAAGAAAACGAATACTGGCTAAAATTATATTTTGGCGAAACAGAATCAGGAAGATTTGTTAGATTTGTGGCTAGAAGTTTAAGCGAACTGAAAACCATAGTCTATACTTGGTCTAACTTAAGAGATATTGATATGACAGAAGAAGAACTAAATAAATTACAGAGGTGATTAAAAATGATGAATATAAAAACAAATACAGAAAATGCGAAGCAGATGACAAATAACGCTAGAGTTATTGCATTTGCGGATAAACTAAAGAAACAAACAAGTACGAGGTTGTCTAGAAATAATAGACTACTTTGCGGTATTTGGGGAGAACCTAAAACCGTTAAGAGTGGTCTAGCACTAGACTTTCCTAATAAACAGGTCTATGTTTTAGATTGGGATAACGGCTGTGAACCAACATGGAGACAGAACCATCAAATGACTGAAAGAATTACTTTGTGGAATCCCGAAGTAAGAAACCAAAATGGAGAACTA